TTCTTGAGAAGGGCTTTTACAGGCGTTGCCCTCTACGCTTGCGGCATGTTAATCAAACCTGTCCAATTCAAACCAGCCAAGCGTGCCGCCGCGCGCGCGCCAGGCATACCGACTGATGATCCCGCCGCGTTGCGCGACGCCGCCCGCAGCCTGTACTGGCAGGGCTGGCGCATCTCGTCCATCGCCAAGCACCTCAACATCAAGCGTAGCACCGTCGCTAGTTGGAAAGAGCGCGACAAGTGGCACTTGTCCACGGCGATCGATCGCGTGGAAGGGCAGATCGAAGCGCGCATGGTCCAACTGGTCGGCAAGGAAGTCAAGACCGGCAGCGACTTCAAGGAAATCGACCTACTCACGCGCTCCCTGGTGCAGATGTCGCGCAAGCGCCGCTATGACGGCGGCGGCAACGAGGCGGATCTCAATCCGAACCTGGACAACCGTAATGCCGGGCCGAAGAAGAAGCCGACCCGCAACGACTTCAGCGAAGAACAGCAAAGCCAGCTACTGGATGCCTTCCGCGATTCGCTGTTCGACTATCAGAAAGTCTGGTATCGCAACGGTCATGAGCGCACGCGCATCATTCTGAAGTCACGCCAGATCGGCGCGACCTGGTACTTCGCCCGCGAGGCGCTGGCGGATGCGCTGGCGACCGGCCGCAATCAGATCTTTCTGTCGGCGTCGAAGGCGCAGGCGCACGTGTTTAAGCAGTACATCGTGCAATTCGCCAAGGAAGCCGCCGGCGTGGAGTTGTCCGGCGACCCGATTGTGCTGCCGAACGGCGCGCACCTGTATTTCCTGGGGACCAGCGCCAGGACCGCCCAGGGCTATCACGGCAATTTCTACTTTGACGAATTTTTCTGGACCCACAATTTTACCGAGCTGAACAAGGTGGCGTCCGGCATGGCGATACAGGCGAAGTGGCGTAAGACCTATTTCTCGACGCCGTCATCGATCAACCATCAGGCGTACCCGTTCTGGGCAGGGAAGGAATTTAGCGACCGGCTCCAGAAAGCCAAAAAGGCCAAGATCGATATCTCGCATTTGAAGCTGTCGAGCGGCTTTACCGGCGAGGACAAGATCTGGCGCCAGATCGTCACGATCCTGGACGCGGAAGCCGGCGGCTGCAATCTGTTCGACCTGGATCACCTGCGGGACTACGAATACAGCCCCGACCAGTTCGACAACCTCTTAATGTGTAATTTCATCGACGACAACCAGTCGATATTTCCGCAAGCGGAATTGCAGCGCTGCATGGTCGATTCTTGGGAGGTCTGGGACGACGTCAAACAGTTTGCGGCGCGCCCGTTTGGCTATCGCCCGGTTTGGATCGGTTACGACCCCTCGCTGTCCGGCGACAGCGCCGGCTGCGTGGTGCTGGCGCCGCCGCTGGTCGCCGGCGGCAAGTTCCGCGTGCTGGAGCGTCACCAGTGGCGCGGTATGGATTTTGCCGCGCAGGCGGAATCCATCCGACAAATGACATTGCGCTACCAGGTCGAATACATCGGCATTGATACGACCGGCATGGGGATCGGCGTATTTCCCATCGTAAATCAGTTTTTCCCGAATGCGACCGCGATCAACTATTCGCCGGAGGTCAAGACTCGCATGGTCTTGAAAGCCAAGGACGTCATCAGCAAGGGTCGTCTCGAATTCGACGCCGGCGCCACGGACCTGTCGGCGGCCTTCATGGCGATCCGCAAAACCTTAACGGCCAGCGGCCGGCAAGTCACCTACGACGCAGGCCGCACCGCCGAGACCGGCCACGCCGACTTGGCCTGGGCGTGCATGCACGCGCTCGATCACGAACCGATTGAGGGCGTCTCTGAAAACACCCAATCCTTTATGGAGATTTACACATCGTGAAGAAACAACGGTTTAAACAGTCACGGCAGCACGCGGCGCCGCCACCGGCAACGCCCCAGGCCGTACCGGCGCCAGCCATGGAAGCCTTCACCTTTGGCGACCCGACGCCAGTGCTGGACCATGCCGACATCATGGAGAACCTGGAGTGCTGGCTCAACGGTAAGTGGTACGAACCGCCGGTCAGTTTCCAGGGGCTGACGAAATCGTTCCATGCCAGCGTCCACCACAGCAGCGCCATCTATTTTAAAACCAACATTCTGACCTCGACCTTTGTGCCGAACAAGATCCTGTCGCGGGATGCGTTTAAACGCTTCGCGCTGGACTTCCTGACGTTCGGCAATGGCTATCTGGAAAAGAGAGCAAGCCGCACCGGCCAGATCCTTCAGCTGACCCATGCGCTGGCGAAGTACATGCGGCGCGGGCGGGAGCTGGATTGCTATTTCTTTGTGAATGGCTGGCAGCAGGAACATGCCTTCGACAAGGGCGCCGTCTTCCACCTGATGGACCCGGATCTGAACCAGGAGGTGTACGGCGTGCCGCAATACCTGTCCGCCTTGCAGTCGGCCTGGCTCAACGAAGCAGCCACGCTGTTCCGGCGCAAGTACTACAAGAACGGCTCCCACGCCGGTTTCGTGCTGTACATGACGGACCCCGCCGCCAACATCAAGGATGTCGACAATCTGCGCCAGGCGATGCGCGATAGCAAAGGGCCGGGGAATTTCCGCAACCTGTTCATGTATGCGCCGAACGGCAACAAGGACGGCATCCAGATTCTGCCGGTGTCGGACGTGGCCGCGAAAGATGAGTTCTTCAACATCAAGGGCGTGACCCGCGACGACGTGCTGGCCGCGCACCGCGTGCCACCGCAACTGATGGGGATCATGCCGAATAACACCGGCGGCTTTGGCGCGATTGAGCCGGCGGCGCGGGTGTTTGTGCGTAACGAGTTGGTGCCGCTGCAAACGCAGTTCCTGGCACTGAATGACTGGCTAGGCCAGGAGGTAGTGAAATTTGAGCCATACGAATTAATGACTGGAGAGGGAAAGAAGCAATGAGAGACGTAGCCGACCGCGCCGAGTGGCGCATTGCCAAGGACATCGAAGTAGCTATGGCGCATGCGCGCCGCATCCCCCAGCTGGAGGCGGACGGGCGCTGCCATTACTGCGATGACGATATCGCCCATGGGGCGCGGTTCTGCAATACCGATTGCCGGGACGACTATCAGAAGGAACAGGAAGCGCTCAGGCGCGCCGGGCGCTGACGGTATACCCGACCCGCTGCCATGTTGTTACGGCAGCGCCTGCATCGTCTCAAGCCGCTTCACGCGGCTTTTTTTGCGTCCTGACATTGTTGCCTGGCCATGAAAAAGGTGTCGATCAGGCCCCTTTGCGCGCAGTCCCCCCACGCCTGCCCTGGAGGTTAAATGCACTGGTTTTAACGCAGTTCGCAAAAACGCCAAGCTCCCAAGCTGCGCGGGGTTCGCGGGGAAATCGACTGCAACGAGTTAACGCAAAATGACGCATTTTGTGCGTTATTTTTAAGCACCAGGAGGCGATTACAGCAAATTTGGGAGGGAAAACCGCTTTTTCGGCTTCTTGGCATCCAGCTTCTTTTTCAGATCACGCTCAATACGCCGGCATTCCGGACACCAGGAGCCATTCCTGATATGTTCCGGCTTGGCCTCCCATATGTGGCCCTCAATACATTGCCAGTTAAGCGGAGATTTAAGATTGATATAGATGTCCGATAGGCAAAGGCCGCCACGCATCTGGGCAATTTCTTGCATTTCTGAAATTCCTGCACGCACTCTTTCGAGATAGCATTCATGACACCAATGCCCGCGTTGAACATGTACGGGTTTTGCTTCCCAGGTATGGCCCTTGACGCACTGCCAGGTCAAACAGGTCACGTTGCTCTTGTACACCTCAGAAAGACAGTGTCCGTCACGCTGCCGTGCCAATTCGCGCATCTTCTCGATGCCTAATCGCTTACGATCAAAACCGCACGTAGGACACCAGCGGGTAGTGACCGTTGCCGGCTTCGCCTGCCAAATATGGCCGACCGCACACCGCCATTGTAGGTAGGTGTGAGCATCGATATAAGTCCGAGACAAACAAGAACCACCTTTAGCGGTGGCCAGCGCTTGCATTGCCTCTATGTTGCCGCGCATGCTGTCGTAATAACACTGTTGACACCAGTGACCGGCACGTACCTGCGATGCCGTAGCTTGCCAGGTGTGGTTATGCGCACAGCGCCAACGCAATTTTTCCAGGTAAGGGCCGGGGCGTTTTGACAGTAACTTTCCGCCCTTTTGTTGCGCCAAGTCCTGTAGTTCTTCCAGGCTTTGGCGTTGACTGTCACGGTAACAAATTGAACACCAAGTACCGCGCTTTACACTGTTGGGTGTAGCATGCCACCGATGCCGTTGTGCGCATTGCCACTGAAGTGGCGTGTCAATATTGATGTAATTGTCCGACAAGCACAGGCCGCCGCGCTCTCGGGCAATCGCCTGCATTTCTTCAAGCGTCAATCGTCGCTGATTGTTTGACGCCTTTAGTCCTGGATATGATATTTTTTTAATGCTGGTCATCGAGAGGTATTCAGAAACGAATTTAACGCTGCTAGCCAGTCGCCCCGTTAGACTATACCTGGCAGAATCATCATCGCCGCGGTTTGCCGAGCATCTGCCACGCTGACAACTAATGCTGCTTGCTCGGTTGCTGTCGCCATCTCGGCGGCTAACGCCATATGGATGAGGTCTGAGGCAGCGCCAAAATTCCCAGCAAATGCCATCGGGGCGATCCGATCAGACAAAGGGTCCAGCTCCGGCAGCGTTTTTTCCATCGCCTGGATGACTTCCGCGTTGCGCGGGAAGCGATGGTCGGTATCGCTGATAACAATGCCGACTTTGTCTGCGGCGGTTTTCGCGGCGGCCATCGCCGCCGTAATGCAGGTCGTTAATGCACTGGAATCGACCTTGCCGGGTGCGCCGCGATCTGTAGCACGCTGTTCCAGTTGAACAGTCCCCAGTGTGCAGAGGCCAACAAGATTCGACGCCGTGGCGTAAGCTGCATCCACCAATAGCAATCCTGCAGCTCCCTCAGCCGGCACAAAGCCATCCGGTATCTTGTTGGAAAAGACCTGGCCCAGAGCTAACGGCGCAAGCAATTCATCGGGGCTGACCAGGCTATCCGCTGCCAGCAGCAAAACATACGGCCTCTTGCTTGGACTCATGTGCTGCGGCAGGGAGTTCAAGGCGCCATAGACACTCTCTGACGCCGCCGGCAACAAATGCAAATCGTATTCCCCATTGCGCCAAAATGAATGAGTCCAGGCTATGGAGAAACTGAGGCGCGTTTCGTTATCCAGGGGGAGTGCGTCGGGTAACAGCCAATAGATGGTGGTAGAGGCGGCAGAGCGCGCCAATCCTATTTGCTGTTCAAACAAGGAGTTAAGCACGGTCACAAGCATTGCCGAGACGCGCATAGCGCGAGAGCGAGTTTTGACCGGATAATTGAGTAATTCCAGGGGCAACTCTTTCACCGTCGCGGCATGTACTGGATGGCCTTCCGCATTGCGGATAGCACTGTCTGGTCCGAAGATTTTATCTTGTTCCTGGCTACTCGCAGCCGTGGCGCTGGCATCGCCGAACGGCGTCACGGCACTCCATGCAGCGATACGCAGCTTTTCCGTCGCTGGAGCGAGGATAGTCTCGGATGCCGGTTTCGCTACCGTCACATTCGGGGCCGCGGTGGGGGGCGAAAGCACTTGCAGACCGATCCAGCTCAACAAAGACATTACGAGCGGCGGTAACAACGTGATCGCCATGATGGTCTGGGTGCCGGTCATGCCGATAGTGCCGAGATAATGAAACAGGCCATCCAGTGGGAGGAAGCGCAACAGCAATATCCAGAGGACGGTCAGCAACAAAAATGTGATTAGCCATGTGACGCCGCGCACGGCAATGCTGGGAGAGACGAAGAGTGCTGTCAATTTCAAAATATTACCCTTGCGAAGCGGTCGGCATGCTGGAAATCAAGGCGCAGCCGCAAGCACTATGATGCCCGTGCAGTGCCACTTGGCGACCGTCGATAGTAAAAGTCGGGGAGCCTTCGATAATGGGATTGGTACCATGTCCGGATTGCGGACAAGTCACCATATCGCCAACGCGGGCGATACCGATACCGTGAATGGTATGAATCGGCGATGCACTGATCACGACACCGCCATGCGTCGTTTTGTCGCCCAGGCGAATAATGGAAAGAGCCATTAGCTAAGCCTCTCTTTATTGTGAATCTTGCACATCAAAATCCTAACGCGGCTTTGGTCGTTTTCCAGCCGTCTTCTACCGCCTTCATACCCGCGTCGACTTTATTGCCCACAGCATCCGATACTTGCTTGGCACCCTGAC